ATAACTTTATCAAAGACAATGCACTTTTATTTGAACAGGCTGAACAAGAAAAAATTAAAATGTCTATTCAAAGAGACCTGCAAGAAGCTCAAGCTACTCCAAGTATGGAAGAACAAAGGCTTGAACAACAGTTAGGTATGTAATTACTTGACATTTCGTTAATTTTATGGTATAATAAATATATGGATTTGAAATCTGACAAAGGTAAAAGTCTAAGTAAACAAGAAACATTACAAGAGATAAGAAATTACTGTAACGAACAGATTAAACTAGCTAATAGAAAATCTATGGATGAAGAAAATTTTAGTAATCCATCATGGGCTTTTCATCAAGCTTATCTTCAAGGTTTTCAAAAAGCTTTTACAAAACTGTATAGTTTATTGCCTGACCAAGGAGATAAATAATGGCAGAAGAAACAACACAAACACAACAACCTGTTGAGAATAGTACCAACGAAGCTCAACAACAAGATACCCAAGCAAAACTATTTGAAATTCCGACAGAAGCTCAAGACTTAGTTGGTGAGGGTAAGAAGTACGCAAGTGCAGAAGATGCATTAAGGTCAGTTCCTCATGCTCAGAAACATATTCAGACTCTTGAAGCTGAAATGGCTGAGTTAAAAGAAGAACTATCTAAACGCAAAACTACACAAGAACTTCTTGATGAACTTAAGTCTGAAACCTATAGACAGCCTGTAGAGAATACCACTCAGGAGGCTGGGTTAAACGAAGACGCTATTATGAGTTTGGTAAATCAAACGCTCCAGCGTAATGAACAGACCAAGACTGCTAAAGCTAATGCTGATTCTGTAGCTAAAAGCTTCCAGAGTAAGTATGGGTCTGAAGCAGAAACTGTTTATAACAAACTTGCTGGTGAGTTAGGTATGTCAACTCAACAACTTAACAGCCTCGCTACTAGTTCCCCTAGTGTAGTCTTACGACTAGCAGGACTTACTGATTCAGCTCCAGCTAATGTAGCTAAATCTTCTGGTTCTGTAAATACTGAGTCTTTAGCACAAACTAAACCAACTGGAGAAATTTCAGCTCGAGTAGGTAAAGGTAAGTCAACTAAAGATTTAGTTAATGCTTGGAGAGCTGCTGGTGAGAAAATTAAACAACAAGCGTAGAGGATAAATTATGTCACAATTGACTAGTAATACTAGTGCTTTTATTGAAGCACAACAGTATTCACAGTTTATTCTTGAAAACTTACACGACTATCTACTACCTGAAGGTATGTGGAGAGATGTAACAGACTTCGGTTCAGGTACAACTTTAAACATCAAGACAGTAGGTACTGTAACAATTCAAGATGCAGCTGAGGATACTCCTCTCAACTATAGTCCTATCGACACAGGTACATTAACACTTACTATTACTGACTATGTTGGTGATGCATGGAAAGTGTCTGATGACCTTCGTGAAGATGGTTCACAAGTTGATACCCTAATGGCTATGCGTGCTATGGAATCAACACGTGCTCTTGGTGAAAACCATGAAACACGTTTCCTAAGCGTAGCTAATGCAGCACAAACTGGCGCTAACTTAAACTTAGTAAATGGTCGCCCACACCGTTGGGTAGGTTCTGAAGCTGGCAATGCTAGAACAGTAACTTTAAATGACTTTATTTCTATGAAGTTAGCATTTGACAAAGCAAATGCACCTGCTTCAGGTCGTATTGCTATTGTTGACCCAGTTGTTGAAGCTACAATTAATAGCTTAACAAATATTGTTAATGTATCAAACAACCCAATGTTTGAAGGTATGGTAACAGAAGGTTTCGCTAGAGACCATAAATTTGTTCGCAATATCTTTGGTTGGGACATTTATACATCTAACTTCTTACCAACATTAACAGCAGCTGAAGCTATTAACGCTTCTTCATATGGTTTAACATCTGAAACAGCAGCTGTTGGTGATAAGGCTAACGTGTTCATGTGCGTAGCAGATGATTCATGCAAGCCAATTATGCATGCTTGGAGACGTGCTCCTAAAACAGAAGGTTGGAGAGACAACGAAGAACGTGC